AGAAATATTTACGTGAAGGATAAAGGTAAAGAAGTTGTTGCGAAAGGAAAGTCATTTAATTTAGATTGGCTTACATTCTTGATTATTAGCATTATAGTATTTATCTTAGTGTTAAAATCAAACCTAAAAAATTATGTTTCGTCCAAGATTATCTGAAGCTGAATACGATTTAATCAAATCATTCAGAAATTCCAGAGTTGTAGGTATAATAGGTGATAGACATGCACCGTTCACCCACAAAAAGTACTTTGAATTTGTATATGAAACCTTTAACAGATTCCAAGTAGATACAATAGTAGATATTGGTGATGATACCGATTTCCATGCGATAAGCTATCATGAAACCGACCCAGATGGTCACTCAGCAGGCAGCGAACTTGATTTAGCTCGCAAAGAGCATGAGCAATGGTGGAAGGCTTTTCCTGAAGTTTATGGCTGTATAGGAAACCACTCGAGTCTACCTCATCGTAAGTTACAAACTGCAGGCTTACCTAAAGCTATGTTTAAGACTTATAATGAGATGATGGGTTATCCCGAAGGTTGGACTTGGAAGCATTCACACGAGATTGATAATGTTATCTACCAACATGGTACAGGAAGTAGCGGTCAGATGGGTGCAGTTAATAGAGCAAGAGATAATCGTCAATCAACAGTTATTGGCCATATTCACTCATTTGGCGGTGTAATGTATAGTGCAAGCGAAAGGGATATGATATTTGGTATGAACGTAGGTTGTGGGGTTGATGTAAAGGCTTACGCAATGGCTTACGGTAAGGTGTATGCTAAAAAACCAACGCTCGGATGTGGAATAGTTATAGAAGGGCAAACTGCACTATTTATACCAATGAACCTCGGGTCTAAAATTGAATGGATATAATGGCTTACGTTTATAGGCATATTAGATTAGACAATAATGAACCATTCTATATAGGTATAGGTTCAGATAATGATTACTCAAGGGCTTATACACATAAGAATAGAAACACTCACTGGAAAAATATAACAGCCAATTCAGACTACAAAGTAGAAATACTTTTTGATGATTTAACTATACAAGAGGCAAAACAAAAAGAAATAGAATTTATATCTATTTACGGGAAAAGGTGCGATAAAACAGGTTGCTTAGTAAATCTTACAAATGGAGGAGATGGGTTATCTGGTTTTAAGCACACAGATGAAACTAAAAATAAAATACGCCATAAATCAAAGCAGTATATATTTTCAGAATCTCATAGGGCTAATATAAGTTTAAGTAGAAAAAATAAGGGTACTAGATCTGTTATAGATTCATCCAATGGTGTTATATATGAAAGTGTTAGGTATGCATCTAAGGAAATAGGGCTATCATATAGTACTCTTGTTGCCATGCTAAATGGTCAAAATCCAAATAAAACAACTTTATCTTATTTGTAATGGCTGTAAAGGAAAAGCAAGAGGAACAAATCGAAAAGTTAACCTTCGGGGACCTTAGCGAATACATGTTGACGTTGGGTGAGCTTCATAACCTACTTGAAGAAAGTAACGCTCCTCAGAAGTACGCTTTACAGATAAAGATTTGTGACGAAATAGAAGCCATTATAGACTTCCTAAGCATCCGTAAATGAGACCAAAAGAAAAATCTTGGCAGTTAATAATTAAGTTTCAAATGAAACCTAGCAATCTAACTAAAGATGATGCAAAGAAATCTGCGTTAATTGCAATAGATGAGATTATGGGATCCTTAGAGTTATTGCCACTTGCATCAACTAAAGAATACTATGAATTGAAAAAATATTGGCAAGAGGTTAAGCAAGAATTAGAAAAGCTATAATGATTAAGCTAACTTATGATAACCCGCCTACATTTATTGAAATTGGCAAGCTCAAAAAGCGTAAGATTTATCTGGGTTACAATGCAATTTATGCAGGCATCCATTACTCGGTTCGTCAAAGAATCGTCCATGAGTTAAAACAATTCTTGTGGTGTAAGGAGTTTGCAGAAATAGGGCTCATAGATGAGCCAGTAAGGGTCAAAATAACCTACCATCGTGAGCTTAAAAATTGGGACTTGGATAACAAGTGTGGATTATGGGCTAAATGCTTTCTAGACTTAGCTAAAGGACAAATATTTAAAGACGACAACGTCAGATACGTAAGAGAGTTAGTTTATGCGTATCAAGAAGGTGCTGACAAGCTGGTAATAGAGATCGAGCCAGTGTAAAAAGGAAAGGGGGCGTAATGCCCCCAATCTTTTGTCTAAAGGGTAACCAAATAAACCTCTAGACGGTAACCACAACTATTAATCAAATATACTAATTAAACTTAAACTTTCTTAAAATAATTATCAACAGGAATACCTTCTTTTTCCTCGTTCTGCATTAGCATTACAACTCCGAACATAATAGCCGATAAGTGGTCTTCCGAGCGGTCGCCTGATAAGTACTGAGCGAGGTGTCGATCTAAACTCTCCAATAAAGCCTCACTTGGCTGACCTAACTTCCAATTATCTTTTCCGTAGTTATTAGATCCTTTACGTAGGTGATAACCATAACGCAACCTCGCATATGCCGTAAGTGCTGTTGTTAATGGCTTATTGGTGTCACTATCTCTTTGCGAACCGCTCTCAAATACTCTTTTATCTGTTGTGCTTACACTCATATTCCTTTTCCACCAGTCTATATGGTCATGTGATACTGTCATCGCTGAATTAATTTTCTAAGCGTTAGCCTAATTTCTCTCAATTCCTCTTCCTTTTGCTTTTTGAGTTGCATTAATGCCTCAATCTGCTTGTTCTTCTTAATCTGATCTGCCAATGCTTCGTATACTTTCATGTTTGATAATTAGTAGCCAGGGCAGGATTCGAACCTGCATTAAAAAAGGGGAATACTATTAAGTTTAGCAAATGTTTCCAAGTCTAAACTCCCCTGTGCGTTCCCAATTTCGCCACCTGACTATTTTATCCTATCGGCCCAACTAAAACTACGTTTAAAGTCTGCCTCGTTTGTTGTAAAATTTGGTTTATCGTAGGTGAGGTGGCGAAAAATAAGAAGTTTACCGGACAACTTACTAATCGCCTTCCCTACGCTTACCAGTTCGACTTCACAGCCACCTGAATTGTTAAATTTCCAAACCGATCCTATCAGCTCCTCTACTTTAGTATAAGAAATCCTCGTCATCATACTCTAAATTCTCTCTCACCCTTGATAGAGTTCTTGATGATTCTTCGTTATACCTATCCTGCTTGTCTACAATCCTTAAATTGTAAAGGGCCTGACAGAACCTTACGTTTGGATTTGCTAAGAGGTAATCCTTTAACGTCTCTAATAACTCTACGTTATAATTAATCCTCTTGATTGTCATCACCGCTCACTTCTTCACCCTCACTTGGCAATTTGAAAGCGTCGATAGCTTCCTTCACCAATACAGCATCATCTAATGATAATACTCCTTTAGCTTGGGCAACTAGTGCTACTTCCACTAAAATTTGAATTGCTTTGTTTTGTTCCATTTCTATTTGTTTTAATTTTTAGTAGTCAGGGTAGGACTCGAACCTACAATTTCCTAGAGCGGCCAAAATCAAATACCGCTGCGTCTTCCTTTTTCGCCACCTGACTAAACTCAATCTTTATTATTGACAAAGCTAAGTTAAATTAAAAGTCTGTATTTGGCAACATAAAATTATCAACATTATTATCGTAGAAACTTGCATATGCCAAATTACACTTCATGAGGGCTTTACCGGTTTCTCCATTCCTATTTTTTCTCACATAGGTAACTACCATCCCACGAGAATCTACAACCTTACCGTCATATTCAAACTCAGGATAATCGTAGTACTCAGGTCTCCATAACATCAATACCATGTCAGCATCTTGCTCGATACTTCCAGATTCTCTTAGGTGGTGCAAGAAAGGTACTTTAGGGTCTGATTGTTCTACCTGACGGCTTAATTGAGAAATGGCTATTATTGGGATATTTAATTCCTTAGCTAACAGCTTTACCTTCCTACTGATCTCAGAAATCTCCTGCTCTCTATTCCCGCTTCTAGACTTAGTTGTAATCAACTGCAAGTAGTCGATAACTATCAGCTTTACGTCATGTTTACGCTTCATCGTAATTGCTCTCGCTCTAATTTCGTCAATAGTAGCACCAGGCTTGTCGTCGATAAAGATTGGTAAGTCTCCTACGGATTGGATTGCACTAAAATAATCAAGAACTTGCTTTTCTGGCAACATGGTCATACGAGAATTGCAAATTTGTGATTCGATAGCTGCAAACTTCTTAGTAAGCTCCACACTACTCATCTCTAAGCTAAAGAAACCTACTGGGGTCTTATCGTACTTTGCAAGTCTATAAGCAATATTAATTCCGAAGGTAGTTTTACCCATTCCCGGCCTACCAGCTAATACAGCAACTTGTTGGTTCTTAAATCCTACTATTACTCGATCTAAATCAACGTACTTGCTCTTACAGCCAGAGAATTCACCTCTAAGCTCATTTTCCTGCTCTCTAATCATCTCAAGTAGTGCAGTTGATAGTTGCACACCACCGACATTAGAAACTTCGTTAGAGAGGCTTAAAACGACTTCGTTTGCAATTACCATATTTTCGTCTAGATCGGTAGATAGGTCGTATAGGCTGTCAATTAACTTTGCTGACTTCTCAATCCCTTCTCTACGTTCGCTTAATTCTAGTAGCGTATGGCAGAAATACTCGAAAGATGAATAAGTTCCTGCACGCTCCATAAGCTCCATCAGGAAAAAGTTCCCGCCTACGTTATCTAAATGGTTGTTGTTTCTTAGGTATGTAGTTACTGATATTAGGTCTATTGGCTTTGCTTGAGAATACAAGCTAGTAAAAGCGTTAAATATAGTCTGGTGTTCATTTTTGTAAAAGCAATTAGCGTTTATGATATTTACCGCAGTAACAAATGCTTTAGGTTCATTTAGGATAATCCCTAGCACCTGTTCTTCTATTTCGATATTGTGTGGTTGTATTCTGGTCATTATGCTTTGATTTTTGGTTTTTGTTCTTTTGGCTGTTTAGCAAAGTTAAGATATTTTTCGAATTTGCTAGGACTAAATAAAGTATTTGGAGTTAGGTATTGTTCATACTCCGTTCCTGTCCATCTCGCAACCTGTGAATCTATAACGGTTTTAAAATCTTCTACGGTAAATCCTTCGCTTAATCTTCCATTAATTGATCGACAAGTATTTTGATTTCCAGTTCTGTATTTAGAGCCTGTCTTTTCGTTCAAATAATTAACAATTTCCTCAACCTCTTTTATATTATTTTTAATATTATTATATATAGTATTATTATGTAGACATTTTTGTCGTGAGGTCACGTCATTTTTGTCGTGAGGTATAGACATTTTTGTCGTGAGGGTAATTGTCCTTTTATTTGAGTCT